ATCGCTTCGTCTTTGCTTGGACCCTCACCCAACACGCTGGGTAGCTCAGGAATCCAAACCACATGCCGGCCATGCCCAGTTTCCGGTAGCGTCGTAGATTGATAATATGAGTTTTTCTGAAACGTCGATCATACCCCATCAGCTATTTGCCCGAACCTGTGGCATAGTTCAACTACGGTCCCGCTCCGGGTACTGACATAATTTTGATCGAAAATACCGCTTTTTTCGGTCACTTCCAAGACGGTTAACCCTTTGAATTTGTGCAAGTTATGAGCCAACAGAGGGTTAACAAAAAAGGTTCGATAGCCTTCTCGGGACTTGATTGAACCCGCCGGAAAAACGTATCTGAACAGGTCCCGCTTGCGCATGACGTCGTATTTGACAAACAAAGAACGGAGGTCTGTCATCTGCTCTAACCGGTGTTTGGTTTCAAAGAGCACCGATTCATTCATGGCCTCGATGGTTGTCAAATCTATTTCCTTACCGCTGAGGTCCCGGCTGAGCCGGTCATGCCATTTCCGATAAGTCTGCTGGGTGATGTCATCCCGGATGTACTTTTCTTCCAGCGACTCTATTTTCGACTTCAGCAAGTTGATATCCCGTTTCAGCCCCGAAATCTTTCCCTTGGCTTCGCTGCGGTGGTTCTGGTAGACTTTGTAGATCTGTGCGTGTATTTGGTCGATGGCCGGACGATCGAAGCTCAGAAGGCTTAGAATCTGCTCCAACTGATCGTGGGACCTTATCACGGAATGATTTTCCCCCTTGCAGGCATTACACCGGTAGTAGTAGTAATACGCTCCCGTGTGGCTCCGACTCCGGCCTCCGGTCAAGGCGATGCCGCAACTTTGGCAAAGGATGATCCCTCGCAGGGGCATTTGCTCATGGATCACAGTCTTGGTGTGCTTATAGGTCTGGTTCAGTCTTTCCTGAACGATATACCAGGTGTGCTTGTCTATGATGGCTTCATGCTGGCCATCGATGATTCGTTCCGGATGATCTTTGTAGGCAGGGACCCGGATCATTCCGGCGTATATCGGATTTTCCAATACTCTGCGGATAGCTGACCTGCCCTGGATGGTGAACCCTTGCTCGCGGGCTTGTCGGGCAATGGGGCCTATCTGGTCGCCTTCCAGGTAGCGGGAGAAGATCATCTGGATGACCGGGGCCCTGGATGGGTCCAGCACGATGATAGGCTTGTTCCGGTCATCCCGGGCGTTCTGGTAGCCATACGGAGCATGACCTATGTGCCGGCCCTGGATCTTGGCTTGCCACGTGCCGAACTTGGCGCGGTCGCTGATCACCCTGCGTTCAAATTCGGCATTAACCAACAGGTCTGCCCTCAATTTGAAAAACATAGGATCTCCGGGATCTATGGCGTAGCTCTCCATCGCTGACAAGACTTTGACTTTCCAGGTGTTTTCGATCTTTTCGAGTTGCTGTAAGCCTTGCAGTGTGTTTCTGATCAAGCGGTCGTACTTGGGAATGATCAGGTAGTCGATGTGATGCCGGTTTTTGGACAGGTCTTTTTCGAGTGCCTTCCATCCCGGCCGGTCGAAGTCTTTCGCGCTTCTGCCGTCGTCAACGAAGGTCTTCACGATCTCTATCTGATGCCTCTCGGCATAGCGTTGATTCAGATCTTTCTGTCCTTCGATGGACCAGTTTGACTGCTCGGCCTGGCTTATCCTGACGTATTGATACGCTTTTTTCATGCAAGGTTTCTTCAAAGAGGGTTTCTGCGATCAAGTTAATTAATTTTTGTTCGGGTGTCATGAGGGTGCTATCGCATGTAAACTTTACGGTTCAGACGAGGGGCCATATCCGGATCCCCAACAAACTCAACGCCTAATATCCAGTCAATGCGTTCGATATCCTTTTTAAGCTCTTCTTCACTGCTGTACTTGATCTCAGGTTGCCAGCGTCCAGATTGTATCCTAAGACTACATCCACTTGCCAGAATGATAGGATTATATTCCTGAACCATTCTGAAATTATACCTTTTGCCTTTTATTTCTATCCACATCTGTTAATTATTTACGATTTTCAATCTCAGGTATATATTGTTCGGGTGTCATGGGGTGTCACTTTTCATACATTCAGGCCATTCAGTTCCTCCTTTGCTGCAAAGCTGATAACAACCGTTGTCACAGTCAGCATGCGGCACATAGTGTTTCCTAAGCTCCTGAAGCTCGGCGATCATCTCGCGTTCTGTCTTATCGGGCTCAACCTGGTTAACGAGCTTGAGCAACGCCACAAATAGCAATTGCCCCTCTTCAGTTTTGAGGTTGATGTCAAGGACTGTTTCGATTTGCTTTTTCATAGTCATTTTCAGTAAGCCAACGCCGGAGCACTTCTCCGTATAACTGATAGTATACTTTCGCCGTTGTAGTAATTATGAAATATTCGTCTTGCTTCCCCTTCTGAACAAGCTGATATGATTGATCCATGATAGGTGCCGGTTACGGCGTAAGTTTTAAGTTCTTTCATAGCATAAGTAGTAGAGCAACCCAAGCGGCGAGCACAAAGCCAGCCACAAATGATGAAATACAGGCCGCCAAATAATTTTCAGTTTTAAACTCCTTTTGGGCTAGGTGCAATTGGGTTGCAAAGCCGAGGGACAAAAAGGTTATTAGAAGTATGTTTATCATAAGCAATATTACACTTGATGTATTTTCATCATTTCCATCCATTATATTCTTGTACTTTTACCCTCCATCCAAAGCCTGACCAGGTGCGCACTGTTATAGGCTTTGTAGCTCGCGAGTAATTCTTTCCGGTACGTCTTGACGCTGTTCGGGCTGATCTTCAGCTTTTTTGCGATTTCGTCAGTGGTCATGCCTTCGGAAATCAGCTCGATTATTTCAATCTTCCTGCGCTTGTGATAGTCGTTCATTTTGTATTAATTTGTCCAGTTCTTTTTCAAAGGCCTTAGTCAGTTCTTCGCCCTGCTTTTGCAACATCCACCACGATGACCACTTGGAGATGAATTGCTCTTTTTTTGTCATTTTTGCGAATGTTTTGTATTGAATCGTTGCGCTTATTAGGAGTTGTGTGCCATTTGAGCGACACTAAAACGGTAAATCATCATCTCCATTAAAATTGAGTTCTAATTGTTGCCTTTGTCGGCTCTCGTACTCGTAATGTGCAATATTCATCATTGCATCTTCATAACAACTTTTCAGTTCAGGAAGCCGCTTCAAATTAGCCTTATCAACATTTCCAGATTCGCATTCATAATAGAACTCATTAAAATCAAGCTTTTGCCCTGTACGTTTTTCATATACGGCTAATTCTTTGCTCCATTGTGCCTCCAATTCAGCATTCATTTTTTCACATTCACAGCCTAAGCATAAACCCTCGTAACCTTCTAATTCAGACAAAGGCAACTCATCCGAATGACAAACGGCACACAACAATGTATAACCGTCAGGCTTGGTTTCTGCTGTTTGGATATTTTTGTATGTACTCATAAGTCATTTATATTTTGAAAGTTAATTGCTACTACACGCCCGAACGGTTATACTTGGACGTTAGCGGCAAGTTTTTACCACTTCATATGGGTGATTCCACTTGCCACAGTTTGCGCACTTCTGATAACCATCTTCATTTGGAGGCAAAAACCTTCCGCTAACAGGCAGTTGGCGCAATGCTAACTCCAGTTCATCAATCACATTTTGTGTTGATTGTACATAGCAGTCTTGCTGTGCTGCTTTTAATTGGTCAAGTGCTTCCTCAACCAACTTTTGTTTTATTTCTATCGTTTTCATAATTAAATTTTAAGTTAATAATACGCACTACGCCAACCGCCCGACCGTTAGCAGCAATAACTACCGACCACCTTCTACATAGTGTTCACGTATTTCTTTTGCCGCATCATTTTGAGCATCTATTGCACCTTCTTGGTAACATTTTTCAGCAAAATCACGAAGGATAATTGCACTTGCTTCTAAGTTTTCAGACTGCATCAAAAGTTCTGCTAATTCGTAAATTTCTTGATATGTCCTGACGGTCTCCTGCCCGATGAACAACCTTTCGGCGATCTCCTTTGTCGTGTAGCCTTCACTGATCAGGTTAAGTATTTCTTCTTTCCGTGTCATTGATTAATGCTTCGATTTGCTTGTTATGGTTGTAGATGGCATTTTGATAAGCATTTGCAGCCTCTTTTTCATCGGTAAAAGTACCTACATGTATTTTTTTATTCTTTACCGTAAATTGTGCCGTCCATTTTCTTCTATTCTTACTCCATGAAACCCCCGGATATTTCGATGTTCCTGGATTTTTTCTATGTGCACTATTCTGCCTATTAGTCACTTGCCTTAAGTTGTCCACATTATTATTTTGTTTGTTATGATCTATATGATCAATACAATGGCCATCAATTAATTTTCCTTTAAAAGCCTCATAAACAAGCCTATGAATTTTATAACATTTAGATTTCTTTCGCTTGTATAATCGGACATATGCATAACCTCGAACTATATTCAATTTCAACACATCTCCACCACATGGATATGATCTTCCGTTACTGCGCTTTATAATTCTGCCTACAGATGAAACCCGTCCTAAATTGGATACCTGGTAATAACCCTCGTACCCCTTTACGTCTTTCCAAATCTCTATCATAAAATATTTACTTTAATAGCACCCCTGGCTGTCGGGTACACGGGTCCAACGCATTACTGCTTCCTTAATGTGGCCAACCCAATCAACAGCACGCAATAAAATATTAAATTGTCGGGTATTTTCTCCGGTGCGATCAACACCTCCGGGAGGAATAATTTCGACTGATTTAACATAAAATGAATCTGTTGCTATTCCACAATCATCCAGCGCTGCCACCCCGAAATACTTACAAAGGTTCAGGAAGTCTTCGCTGTGAAAATCCGCTGAGTCCTGGATCACATTGGAATAATTGCTTATCCCGAACCATTCTTCATCCCGGATGCATTCGTCTTTCAGGACTGCAATGCCCTGGATGTATTGGTCCAGAGTGTCGCAGTCGCCTATCTGCAGTGTGACGTCCCATGTTTGCACGGTGTCCATGACGATAATTGCCTGCTTCGCCGTGTAGGTCCCTGCCAGGAATCCGGAAAGCGTCAGGGTATCCGGCTGGCTTAGGGCTGTGATGGGGAGTAGGAGGAAGAGTAGGTGTTTCAACATGATCATTGATTTAAGTAGACTTCTGTATTAACCCATGCATTCAAAAATTTGCTAGCCTCAATCAACTCTTTTTCAAAGATCTTGGCGTCATCATAATTGACAAATACCTTGTGATGTGTACGTATTACGAGAATACCGCCCCCGTAACTACTGCCATACGTATTCCACTTGACGGTGTAGCTTTGTACTGGTTCATCCAAATAATCCCTTTCGTCTTTGCTTTTAAAAATATTGAAGAAACTCATGCTTTCAGTTTTTCGATTGCTTCATTAATGTCTTTCAGCTTGCGTTTGCGGTCTGCAAGGGCTTCGCCGAATTGTGGGCCTATGTGATCACCGTAAGCGGCCGGCCAATCCTTGACGATGATTTCAAGCTGCCGTTTTTCGTCTTCAAGTAGCTTCAGGGCGTAGTTCATAAATTGATTTCATCAATTTTTCTCTTCCAATTGTCAAAGCAGTCAATCAGCTCATCTGAAAATGTGATGGTGCCATCATTGATTTGACTTAATGCGTATAAGTCATTTGTCATCTGAGACAACAGGTTTATGGTTTTGTAGTGTGCTTTTTCCAATTTCAGCCATCGGGAAAATATTTGATCTATATCATGCTTTGTTACTTCACTCATTGGATGTCTTTTTCAATTCCATATTTTTTCTTGATCTCTTCGAATTGATCCGAATTGATCCGGAAGAATCAATATTTCTACCACAGTGCACCAAGTGGTACGATTGATCCGGACCTTGATCTTACCTTTGTTATTCTGCTTTGCTATTCGTGCTGCTTCAACAGCCTGGTTTCGTGCATCCTTACCGGAGATGCTACCTACTTTTGACTTAGGCTTATGGCCTGGTTTCTTTTTATTCATGCGTCCCTTAAATCAATTCCTGAAATTTCATAAAAAACTTCCGCATCAAATCCGGGCAGATCTATAATCTTTATTCGGTCATCTGGATCTGCTTGATCCCAAGCTGCCTGAAATGATTCTTTATACGATTTATCTTCCAATAGATTAAAACCCAAGAACATTGGTTTATAAGCATTATCCCAGTAATCACGACTTATCATCTTATTGAAAACTCTAACAAATTTATCCTGTCGTGAATTAAAAAAACCACTTTCATTAGATGATGCGTTCCAATTCCCGGAGTTGTAATTCCCGGAGTTCTTATCCCCGGAGTTCCCATTCCCGGAGTTGTAATCCCCGGAGTTCCCATACCCGGAGTTGTAATCCCCGGAGTTCTGTTTTTGGTCAACTAATTTCTCTACTTCTTTATCCGATAAAACCCTAACAATTCTGATCTTGTTGGTTACTCCTTTATGCCCTATTACGTCCTCCCAAATCACATCACCTAGTATTTCTACCTCGGCATATTTGTTTTCAGTAATATTTTTTTGTACAGGATAATATTCTAAGGTCAAAACGAGATCCTTGCAAAAGTGAAACCCATTCTGACATAGTTTAATGGTTTCCTGCGTTTCATAGGTCTTCCCTTCTTGATACTGGAATCCACGACATTTTAAATCTCTGTCGAATGCTTTGTAATATTTCATTTTTATTGGGTTTTTCAAAAAGGCCGGCCCCAAAAAAAAGTTACAACTCCAGGACCGGCCGTAAATCAAATGTACTTATACATAATCCGGCTGACTCCTTTGAGCCAGACTTCCTTAAATCCAAAAAAAGGATGCCGGGCAGTCATTCAAACTAAGATCTGCAAGTTGGTTTAGGAAAGTTAAAACCCGGCACCTTCAAAAAAGCAAAATGAGTGATAATACTCTGTTCCCGGTACTTTTACCAGGATGACTATGGCAAGAAAAAATGCAATAATCTTTTCAAAAAGCAGCCCCCTATAAAACCATGAGATAATTACACCATCAAAATCCTATGACCATCCAAAATTCGGGAGCTGCCTAACTGTATATAGAACATGAACTCAGAACCTACTTAATCAAAAACCTCCGGGCTCCCGATCTCACTTTTGAGCACTCGGCGAAGATTTCCGGATATTTTGTTTTCAATGCGTCGCTGTCAACCATAACACTATCTTTCGACTTCTTCCAGGTGAGGATCGCTTCACCGTTGTAATAGACTGATTCCGCGTCTCCCATCGCCATTTTGATGGGCTCGGTCAGCTGATCCAAATCCGCTTCCAGGGCTTTAATTTGCTCCTTTGTCTGTAAGATTTGCAAGTACGAAGTGAATAATTCGTCGCTGGCTTCAAGCCGCTTGCCGGTGACATGCTCGGGAAACATCTTCAGCGTGTCTTCTGAATTGATCGCAGCCGGTGGTATGTCTTTCAGCACGTGGTTTATCCAGAACTGACCGGCTTCATTTAGGATATGATCGAAAAGGACCGGATCGAATGCAAATTCCTCCCAGTCAAATGCAGGCCCGAACGAGAATGTCATCCAGGCGATCGATCCGGTATCATACCCCAAGATTCCTAATTGATACTGGTTTTGTGTATACCAGTCCAGCGGGAGGGACCCTTTCTCTACGGACTTATAATATCCGGTTTTGCACTCCAGCACGCCACGGCCTCCGGACTTCAGGTAGTACTCCCTATCAGGGTGGCATCGGATGTAGTCGTGATCCGGATGGATGACCAGGTAGTCGTCTGCGGTTTTCTTGATGACCCGGTGTCCAGATTCTTCCTCGAAGTATTCTACGACGACCTTTTCCAGTTTGGTGCCGGCTCGGGTGAGTTCATTTCCAGCAAAAGGTTCTTTCTTTCCGGTCTTCTCCATCCAGAGTTCGAGGGGAGTTTTGTATTTGCTGAGACCGAGCAAGGGGGCGACGTCACTGGCCCCGATGCCCTGTGATCTCAGCTCATGAAAGTGCTCCTTGTTAACTGCTTTGATTTGTGTTTGAGCTGTCATTGTTCTTTTTTGAATGGTCAATAAATGCTTCCTTTGGCACGAACACAGCGTAGACGAATGTCCGTGGAGGTGTGCCAATTTTGGTAATGAAGTGAACGATGTTGCCTCCGGGGAGTTTGTGTTCACTCATGACCTGGCACGATCTGGTTTCTGCCTTTGATTTGCTCATAATGATTCGTCTTCTTGGGGTTCGGAAACTTCGGCGGTCTCAGGGTTGGCCTTCATATTCATAGACCGCTCTACTTTTTCTTTCGTCTCTTTTGCTTTCTTCATCACTTCCTCAGACATCTTTTTTTCAACCATTGGCTTGATGAAAGTGTCTTGAATAGTTGTGGTGCCGTCTTTAATTGCATTCCAGGTGCCACGAAGCAGAAAAAGCATTTCTTTGTCGATTTCTTCGATAGTCTTGCAGTCCAGGTAACTCAAAACCATTTCTTCAGATACCCCGGCCTTTTGAAAATTGAGCAAAGCATTTTGACGGGATGTTTGTAAGTCAATTGCCTTACCCATGGCGACCTGCTTGACATTCTGAAAAACTTTTTTAGTTATGGCTTTTGGAACAATTTTGAATACCACATTACGATAAGCGATCGAGCTTGCAGCATTGCCGGTCATTACCTGCATATCTTCGTTGAATGTGCGCCCGTCTTTATCTGTGATCCTTCTTTTAACTTCCTGGCTGACTGCCAGATTGGTTTCCAGATCGTGGGCTATTCCGGTCACGGTAATTGTCTTGCCGTCGTTGGCTGTGATTCTGGTCTGTACACGCATGTTACCCCATGCGTTGGCCACGATCTCAGCCATGCGGATGGATTCGCCGTCGATTACTTTTCCACCCCTCCTGAGGGCGTAGAAACAGTCCTCGGCTGTCTCTATATCCATCGTTGCATAGGTCTCTACCTTATTAAGGAAGGTGGCTATGTTTCGCGGATATCTTTTGGCGGTCGCTATCTGCATGTCGATCTCAGCCCGGCTGGTGGCTTCCAGTAGTTCCGATGAATTGATGATTTCTATTTCATTTGCTGATGTCATTCTCTTGTTTTTTTTATTTGGTCATAATAATTAAATCTGTATCCCTTGGTATGATTACATCCTCCTTTTAGGTGTCGATGCATTAGTGATTGACTACAACCAACTGCCTGTGCTGCTTCAAGTACTGAATTAAAGCGCTCACCTGTCTCAACACAAACGACCGCCCTATATCGTCCTTGTAGATATTTTTTAGGCCTTCCAGAATGGGCTTTGCTCATTTTCCTTCTTGTGTGTAGGCTTAACTTCTTGCCAGTAAGAGACCTACTAACTTTCTCAATTGTTTTAATGCTTCTCTTTTTTCCAGTCCAATATGCTATTGGATTCTGCCCTCCAATTGTGGCGTTATATCCATTTCGATACGAATCGAAATAGTTTATCCAATGCATTTCTCTTTCGTTCAATTGGTCTTTACTGCAAGTCTCAATCCATTCAAATTTCAGCGAGTCAAACCCATATTTTAAGTACGCTGGATATAATTTAGAATATGACATATATGAGCCTCCGTTCTTCAATCTGGTTTTGTGTTGTGTTTTTCTCCTTGGAAAATTGACCGTTTGGCCAATATATCTTTTGCCGTTTATCACATTGACTATTGAATAAATACCTACCACTTTTTATTTTTTTTGATTTTTAAATGGGACCCGGAGCCGTCTTCATAGTAGGTTAATAGCTCCGGGCCCTTGGAATAAAAATGATAAGAGAATGTATGCCCCGGACTTTTCCGGAATTAGTCTTCGCCTTGCGTGACCCCATGCATGCCCAGCTGCCAGTGACAGTATAGCTCGATCAGGTAGTAATCTACTGCCCAGGCGTCCAGGTCATCGGGTGTCATTGTCTTGAAAAATGTATTGTCGCGGCAGACATCGTTGTACCACTGGCAGAACTCGCCGGCTTCGATGCTGACCTTTTCTCTGGTATGGAATTCTACCAGGACGGTCTCAGCGTCGGCATAGACTTCCTGGATGACCCTGTGCTTTTCCTTCTCGCGCTGGGCTTTCTCGGCTGCTGCCCGGGCGTTGGCGATGATCTCGAAGACCATGGGCGTCTGTATCTTGTTCATCGCAAGCCCCCCAGCCACGGGGTCAGACAGCACCAGTTAAAGATTCGCTCCAGCAGGGCGTCACGATCCAGGTCGTAGACGTTGCACCCCACGAAAGCGGGTATGTACTTTTTCTCGGGCCGGAAGTACCACAGGTTGCCGGTCTTCCGGATCCAGCCATAACGCCTGGCCATCTTTTCATGGCATCGTTGCAAGCTGGCTCTGGCTTCTTCTTGAATGGTCATTCTTTTGTAGTTTGATGGTTAATAAATTGATCGCTCGTATTCTCGCTTGATTGGGCTTGGGAGATCTACCCCTTCAGCCAATTCAGCACAGATTTCTGAAATCCTTTCGATCTCGGGATAATTGGGCTGGTAGATCGCATACTTGCCGTGTTGCTCCCTGGTCACGAACTCAGATTTGAGTAAGATTGCAAGGTGCTGGCTTACAGTGCTTTGGTCTTCTCTCAGGTGCCAACAGATCTGCATAACTGTGGGCTTAGAGATGCTCAGGAACCGGAGGATCTTCAACCTCATGGGATGGTTGATCGCTCTCAGTTTTGCTTCTGCCCGGTTAAGGGCTCGGTAACTTGGTTTGGTCATGAAATAGAGTTTTTGGTAATACAATCACGTTCGGGCAATGCCCGTCAAGTATGGAATAATCACGCCTCTGACTTTTCAGAAAGGCCGATATATGCTTATGCTGATCTGGTATAGCTCTTGAAGTAAGAGCCGTTCCACTGGTCTGGAAATTCTAATCGATGTTCATCCCTGATCAAGGCTCTGACAACCTTGCTGTTGTTGGATTCTCCGTCCCTTGCTCTGTCAAGGTCAACCAGGTCTTCCAGCATTCCGGCTGTGTCGTCGTCAAGATTGATATTTTTTTGTGCCATTCTTCAGGTGTTTGTTATCTTGCCTAGTTAAGTATCATTGATATATATTGAAATGTCTATGTGATACTCAAATTATATTACAATACTACTCGAATTAATTCGAATTGTCAAGCATTTGCTCGAATTTTTTCGAGAAAATTTTGAAATTGGAGTCAACCATTACCCGTCGGCTGCGAGAATACATTGAAAATCAAGGACATAGCACCTATGATGTTGAGATGGCTGTTGGCCTTACCAGATCGAGATTGCAGAAGATTTTGGACGAAGACAGACCGGTTAAGTCAGATATACTCGAAAAAATAGTTAAGTTCCTGGAGCTTGGATTCAAAGAAAAATACCATCTGTATACCGGTGAATATCCGCCTCCTTTTGCATTGACTGAAGGCGTCCCGGAAGTTGCCTTTGCCGGTGAATCCGGTGACTATTCGACCGCTGAGGAAGTACATGAAGAAGACTGGGGGTTCGTCAAAAAAACGGTCCAGGAAAACCGGATGATCAAGATATTCAGGGTGATTGGCGACAGCATGGCCCCTACCCTTTGGGATACAGATATCATCTTCTGCATACCCAAAGACAAACACAAAGACGGGATCCGGGACACCCATATCTATGTGATCAAGTCGGCACTGCATCAAAGCCTGCTGATCAAAAGAATCGTGGACCGGAAGGATGGGAAGATCAGGGTATACTCAGACAACCGAACGGAAGCAAAGGCTTTTGTGTTGGATCTTGAAACAGAAGTGTTAAGTTTGTGGAGAGTAAGGGCCAAACTGACCTGGCAACTCGGGGCCCCTAGTTACAACCCAAACTATATCGATCAATTGGAAAAGCGATTATCTAACCTTGAAACCATCCTGAAATGAAATATGTACTTGCCTTAGTGCTATCCCTTTCGTTGCTTTCCTGCAAAAAAGAAGAAGTTTGTACCTTCTGCTTCCTGGTAGCCTATTCTGATGAATTAAAGAAGTGCGGGCGAGAGAACAACGGAACGGAGGAAATATCCAGGATGCCGCTGGGTGAAGTCTGCGAAAGTGACCGGGAAGAGGTCAGGAAGAGCATAGAAAAGGTAACGACCGTGCGGAGTGCCTGCGGCGCTACCTATACTCTGACGACAAAATTTGAATGCTATTGATCAACTCTAAACTATAACCAAAAATGTCTGTACCAAAAGCCATTATTCCACACATTACCCGCACGGTCTATGAAAAATACCAAACCATTGATGACCACCAACGACGGGCATTCATGGAAGAGTTTTACCGGAAGAAAAAGAGCATGGGTCTCGCTTACCTTTGCTGGTTTCTTTTCGGCCTTCATTATGCTTATATGGGGAAATGGGGCATTCAAATACTTTTCTGGTTGACTGGCGGAGGTTTCCTGATCTGGTTTTTCATTGATCTATTCCGGATTCCAGGTATCGTAAGGAACCATAATGCTGATATATCTGTCGCCGTGATGCGGGACATTGTGGCCATTGGTTAAAAAAATATAGAAAAATTTTGTCACGTGATTGAAAAGTATCATATATTAGACCCCGCAATCACGTTTAATCATTTTTTGTAGTCACGTCCTTTGACTTTTCGCTAGGCCGGTGATTTTCTAATCACTAAATCCTTGCGAAATGCAATTTCCGATTATATTCTACTTCTACCTGTCGGGGTTCATCCTGCTCTGGTTTGACATCAAGACAAGTATACTCTTTTTCCTGATCACGGCCTCGATCCACTTCATTACCTACGTCGAGGACCAGCACTTCAAAAGGCCGAGACGATGAGGGACACCAACCACCTGCATGACGCCGTGGAAAAGGCTATCGAGCACATTAACCAGGGGTTTGCCCTTCACCCGGAATCAGAAGCCTACAAGCGGATAGAAAACGAACTGTACTGGCTGCTGAGCGGCAACAGGGACCCCATAGACGACGCCTTGGATAAGCTGATCGAAATACCGGTTTCTATCTCGGTGGCTCTGGATCTTCATGATCTCGTCAATCAGTCGGATGATCTGTCCGGACCTGAAAAGACCAAGCTCCATTATGCCGTCAATCTCAAAGTGACGAAGGCATGAACGACGGCTATACATTGAGTAGGGTGTTTTGGGACTTCGCCTTTGAAAATCCTGAAAAGATCAGCCCAAACCATGCTGCTATTTTCTTCTTTGCCATTGAGCACTGCAACCGCTTAGGGTGGAAGGAAAAATTTGGATTTCCATCGAAAATGGTGATGGATGCCATTGGGATAAAAAACTACTCAACCTATATAAGATATTTCAGAGACTTGGTTGATTGGGGATTCTTTGAACTCATTCAAGAATCAAAAAATCAGTACTCCTCAAATATCATAAGGCTTAAAAGTGCTTTGCCAAAAAATAGCAAAGCACTTGATAAAGCAATTGTAAAGCACCTAGCAAAGCACACCGAAAAGCAAGATGACTATAATAAAACCATAGAACCATTAAACCAAGAACCTAAAAACATAAAGGGGCAAACTGCCCCCGTGTCTGCCAAAGACAAAATCAAGTATGCTGAGGCGGTCTCAATGACACCTGCCGATTACGAAAAACTGATCAAGGCGCACGGACCCGAATTGACCAGAAGATGCATCGAAAAACTAAATGCATATAAAATCTCGAAGGGTAAGCGGTATAAGTCGGATTATGGCGCTATCATCAGCTGGGTACTGGATGACCAAAAAAAAGCAATGACAACCCCAAAGGCCAATACATCACCTTTTTCATAACCAAAAAAAGATAGCATGAGACGAATCGTCAACCTTGAAACGAAGGAACAATTTGAAATCGAAGTACGCAAACCAGGGGAAAATAGCATCATATGTCCTGCCTGCGCACACCTACACCCAAAAAATGCCAAACGGAAATGCATGAGCTGGAACGACCAGAAACGAACCGGGAAATGCCACCGTTGCGAGGCTTCATTTGTAGAATTCCGTCCTTTTGAGCGGAAAGAAACTTTTGCCAAGCCAGTATTCAAAGACAAAACCGAACTTCTTGAATCGCATCTCAAGTACTTCCAAGGCCGAATGATCAGCAACGAAGCCCTGAATTTTTGCAAGATCTATTCAACTCGAGAGTTTATGCCACAGCACGAAAAAGAAGTGGCAGTCGTGGCGTTTCCATACTTCCGTGACGGTGAGCTGATCAACATCAAATACCGGGGACCCCAAAAAAGTTTCAAACTGACAAAAGGAGCTGAAAAAATCCTGTTTAACATCGATGCAATCAAGAATAAACCCATGGCTGTGATTGTGGAGGGAGAAATCGATGCATTGAGCTATATCACTGCCGGGATCAAATTTGTCGTGTCGGTGCCCAACGGAGCCGGTAATAATCTCGAATACATGGACAGCGCCGCTGACATATTCGAAAATCTCGAAACAGTTATCCTTGCCGTTGACACGGATGCCAAAGGAGTTGACTTACAGAGAGAGTTGGCCAGAAGAATCGGAGTAGAGAAATGCAAGATCGTTGACTTCAAGGACTGCAAGGACGCCAACGAGTACCTGGTCAAGTACGGAGCCCCTGAACTATTCAAAACCGTACACATGGCCACAGACTACCCGGTGACCGGTGTTTTTGCAGTGGACGACATCAACGCCAGGGCTGAAAATCTGTGGGTTAAGGGACTGACTCCAGGTAAAACCATAGCCATACCAGAGATAGACAACCTAATTACGTGGGAGGTCGGCAGGCTCGCTATTGTAACCGGAGTTCCAGGGCACGGGAAATCATCGGTGCTTGATTTCATTATTGCAAAACTGAACCTACATCATGGGTGGAAGGTTGGAATGTTCTCGCCAGAAAACTACCCCCTTGAAGTGCATTGCGCCACGCTTTCAGAAAAACTGATCGGGAAAGAGTTTAGCTCTAAGTCGATGACCATCGACGAATACGATCAAGTCATGGGTTACCTCAACAACAACTACTGGTTCATTGTACCAGAGGAAAACTATACCCTTGATACGATTTTGGAAAAAGCAAAACACCTGGTAAGGCGATCAGGGATCAAGATACTGGTCATTGACCCATTCAACCGACTGGAACACCGGTATGAAGGAAATCAGACTGATTATGTTTCGATCTTCCTGGACAAGCTGAGCAACTTTGCGATGGCAAACGGGGTGTTAGTCTTCCTGGTTGCACACCCACAGAAGATGCAACAGGAAGGAGGAAAGGTTCGGGTCCCTACGCTCTATGACATCTCTGGATCTGCTAACTTTTTCAATAAGGCCGACTATGGGTTGACAGTCTACCGTAAAGGAACCGCGGACGGCCTTACCAATGAGATGGAAATCTACGTTCAGAAGGTCAAGTTTAGGCACCTTGGAAAAACCGGAAAAGCAGAGTTTATCTACAACTACCGGAATGGAAGATATGAACCCGAATCAGTTGACGGAATATCGAGATGGGACAACTCAAACTGGCTGGTTAGTGAAACGATCAGCGGAAGAAGCGAAGACGAAATACCTTTTTAAATAACCCTGTGGCTTCCGTGGAAGCCCTACAAACGATTTTCTATGAAAAGTAATGTAATGATACCAGAAAAAAAAGATCGTCGCTCAGAGACGCCGAAAACAAGCCGAATAGAGCTTGATGATCTGCATTTTGTCACCCGAAATTCTCTGACGTGGATCCTTCACTTTGAGGACAGGAGAGGTATAAGCGAAAAGACAGGCAAGGAAATCATCGCCACCGATGAATGGTATTTCCCAAGCCTGAAGCTATGCTTGAAGAAATACTGCGACCGCGTTCTGCTGCCCGCACAGAGCATTCAGGACATCCGAAACCAGATTGAATCACTGGAACGCAAAATCGACGAGCTATGCAAAGACTAACACTATTCATTCCCGGCATCCCAAAGCCGAAGCAAAGCGTCCGGTCAAGGATAGTTCAGTCCGGAGGCAGGCCCTATACACAGCACTACCAGACCAAAGCGGTCAAGGACGAAGAACGCAGCATCAAGATGATCATCAGGGAGCAGCTGCCGGAAGGTTTCACGTGTCACGCCGGGCCGGTGATTGTCGCAGAGCTCCGGTTTCAGTTTCCGCCCACGGCCTCGCTACCAAAGAAGGTCCGGGACAAACTGGCGATCGGATACGACTACCCCAAGACTACCAAGCCAGACTTAACAGACAATTTGCAAAAAGGCCTGTTTGATGCCATGGAAGGCCTGGTGTTTGTCAATGACAGCCGGATATTCGAGGTGTTCCGGTGCCAGAAGGTCTATACCAACAATCCAGGTATCAAGATCCTGTTGATGCTCTTGGATGAATCAGAAGTCTATGACTACGTTTTCAACTGGGTCGATAAGCCGCCTCCCGTAGACAGGAAAAAAGCCAGAAGAAGGAAAGCTCCTAATCTTTCATCCTGACATTGACCCCCGCCGTCAAACAGTCCACATTTGAGCCATGAGCGAACATACCCGGTACCTGGAAATCACGAAGCCCGAAGACCTGGAAAAGATCGAAGCCGAACTACGGCGAATGATCGAGACCGCCGACCTGAACCGTGACCCCGCCGACAAAAGGCAGGTCACCATTCAGCTGACCGTAGACCTGGAGCTGATAGCCGGACTGCTGGGCTGGATCTACGCTTTCTGGATCTTTGGGAAACGCTATTTCTTTCCGGAAGGCAAGTTCCGAAAACCGAGGCTATTGGAGTTCGCCCGAAACTTTCAGATCGTGACCGGCATACTGACGCTGAAAAATACCCTGATCGGCCTGTGGAAAGACCGCAACAAGACCCTGAATGACATCGGAGCCGTGTTGAAAAAGCTGCTGCCAAAAACTGAAAACCAGTGAAGATGAAAGACATTCTGATCAGGATACCTCCCGACTTCAAGCCCGGCACCGAACCGGTACTGCGCAGCATGTATGCCGGCGAAGGCTACGACTGGGGAGCCATGCAGATCTACATAGACCGGGTGCATGCCATGGGTGTGATGGGTAAGGGGGTCAGCATTGGGGTAGTCGATACCGGCATGCACAAAGGCCACCCCGACCTTGATGACGAGGTCGAATACCGTGACTTCACCGACGACCGCAACGCCAGTGACCTGTCGGGCCACAGCACCCACGTACGCGGCACCATCGGCATGAAGCCCAACGGCACGGGCCTGATCGGGATAGCCCCCGAAGCCAAGATCCACGTAGCCAAATGCCTGGGAGGACGCGACGGCATCGGGACAGCTCAGTACCTGTACGATGCCTTGAAATGGATGATACGCGACCTGAAAGTAGACTGGATCAACCTGAGCCTTGCCTTCAATGCGCCGGTACCCAAGATCGCCGAGCTGCTGGACGAAGCCGAAGAAGCCGGCATAGGGGTAGTGGCTGCCGCGGGCAACTACGGCATGGACATGGTGAGCTTTCCGGGTAGTCATCCTTCGGTGATCGCGGTGGGAGCCACGGACCAGCAGGACAGGCTAGCGTACTTCAGCAACCGGGGGGCTTTCCTCAATGACCTGACGGTCGTAGCTCCTGGGGTGGGCATACGCAGCGCCTGGATCGACAACGACTACCGCAACAGTGACGGCACCTCTATGGCCGCTCCCCACGTGACCGCGCTCTGTGCTCTGATCACGCAACGGCTCAGGGAGTTGAAGCTCGAAGCGAGCCCGGCCAATGTGCGCCTGCTGGTGGAAGGCTTCGCCAAAGACCTGGGCGATCCCGGCAATGATCTCAAGTACGGCCACGGACGGATCACGACAGAATGGTTTGCCGTGGATACCCTGGAAGATGACCTGGAACGCTGCAAAGAACTGGATTGCATGAAACACGACCACAGCGACAATAAGGGCTGCCTCTGGTGGTTGATACCACAATGACCACAAACGCCACGTAGAGCCTTGTTAATATACCGTGAAACATTGTTATGAAATGAATGAAATAAGCAGAAAGCAAATCACCCTCCCGACCGGCCACCGGCTTGATTTTGAAATCGGTCAGATCGTGTACCTGAAGACGGACCCCAACCAGAGCGAAAGAATGATCACGGCGATCACCATCAGGCCATTGGGCCATGTTGCCTACTGTCTGGCTTTTGGGCCTGACGAGAGCTGGCATCAGGCCATCGAGATCGACGACAAGATGGACTACCTCAAAACGATGAACTGATGAAAGACGCCTTTGTCACCGCGATGAAGTACTACGGCATGACCGAAGTGCCGGGACCAGAAAGTAACCCGGTCATCCTTGGTTGGATCAAAGAGCTCTTTCCCAACCACAACGACGACAGCACCCTGAGTTGGTGTAGTGTCTTCATTCATCAGGTCGTCAAAGAAGCCGGCTATAAGGTCGCGATAGACAAGAACGCAGGCCTTGCCCGGTCGTGGCTGAAATACGGCGTCAGCGTCCACCTGGACTATGCAGAGCCCGGAGACATTGTGGTGTTGTGGCGGGGATCGCCGTCAAGTTGGCAAGGGCATGTAGCTTTTTTCGTCAACGAGCGCACACCGGGCACGATACGGCTACTGGGAGGCAACCAGGAAAATGCCGTCAATATCCGGACCTTTCCCAAAGACCGGGTACTGGGCATCAGAAGACTTATCAAGACTTGAATGGTGATTTCATTTTGTTCAGGTTCGGGCCCTCGTCTTAGGCGGGGGCCTTTTTCATCCTGACATTGCCCGGACTGATCGGCTGACTGACTTTTGAGTCATGCCAGACATAATCGAACGATTCGACTTTGACGACAAACCGGGGATTGAGAAACTCCGGAACGTACAGTCTACTGCTGAGGACGTAGGCAGTAAGATTAAGAAGATGGGGGAAGAGGTTGAACAAGCCATCGACAAATCGACTAAGAAGGCTGCCGACATGGATGGCGCATTCGGAAAAATCAGTAAAAGTATCGGGACTGTCGGAAAGGTTGCGGCAGGTGTAGCCGGAGCCGCTACCCTGGCCTTTGGAGCAGCCACAGCAGCAGCCTTGAAACTTGGACAGGAAAACGCCCGCATTCAGGAACAACAGGAGGCCTTACAGAAACAGTTTGGGGAAGTACGGAAACTACTTGGTGATAAATTGGCTCCGATCATCTTTGTGATTCAGGAAAGCGTCGGTAAACTGCTGGAAAAAGTACTCAAAACAGGGGGAGACATCAATAATTCGGTGATCGTCAAAATCGCCGCGGGCATCAAAGGCATTCAGGCCGCCGTAGGGCAAGCATTCACAAACCTGAAGACAGACCTTAAAATTGCTGGTAATGAGTTTAAGGTGCTTGGGAAGAATATTCAGGCCATATTTAGCCGCGGATCCAAAAAGGACTCCATTAAGGCCGAAATTGAAGCGCTCAAAAATGAAAACATTCAACTAGCGAAAGACATCAAACCGATTGGCGAAGCCTATCGGGATGCTTTTAATGCGGCTAAGAAAGAAATCGGAGATCTAGTAAGTAGCGGATACTTTAACCTCAAAAAAGCTAATAAGGAACAGATTGAAGCTATTAAAAAGCTCAGGGATGAATATGCCAAGCTGACCGCCGACATCAACAAACAAATTGAACAAGCAAGGCTTGAAACCCTCAGCGGCATAGACCGGATCAATGCCGAGGAAAAGATAGCACTTGACCAGATCAATAAACAGGAAGAATACCTTAAAAAACTTGCCGAACGCGCCGGCATTGTCTTTGACCAGGAAGAAAACTTTAATACCCTACGATTATTGACACAGGCTGCCTTTGACAAAGAGCGAACGGATCTACTCATCGAAGAAGAGCGCAAGCGACGGGAGGCTGCCATGAAGGCGAACAAAGAGTTTTATAAGGAGCTAGCTCCCCTCGAAGAAGAAGGCCAGAAAACACTGACCGATATAGGACTTGAAGCAGCAAGGGAACAGAACGTAGTCATTGAGAAAAGAGTGGAGGAGATCAAGAAAAAATTGAATCCGGAAACCTTTGCCGAATTTAAAGAACGGATTCTCAAATCTCTCAACATTACGGAAGAAGAAGCCGGGTTTATCCTTGCTGGTGTAGGCCAAGCACTAACCGCCGTCAAAGATCTTTTCACTGCCAATATCGACGCCCGCATCGCCGACAACGACCGGCTCTTAGATAGCATCAAAGAGCGAAGAAGTGTTATTCAATCAGAACTCGATCAGGAACTAAAACTCCAGGAACAAGGTCGCGAAAACAACGTAGCTTCAAAGCGTGAAGAACTGAAGAGGCTCAAGCAGGAAGAAGATGCAGCCCTCAGAGAACGACAAAAGCTGGAAGCCAAAGCACGAAGGGCACAAGTACTATCGGACAGCGTGCAACAGACCTCCAGCCTTATTACTGCGGCTTCAAACGTTTTCAAGGGTTTCTCCAATATCCCGATCGTTGGTCTTGCCCTGGGTGCCGCTGCCGTCTTAACCTTATTCACCTTGTTCAACTCAGCGAAACAAAAGGCTGCCGCCGCATCGAAACCCGATAGGGCATATAAGGGAGGATCCCTCAAAGGCCGGGTCAAGAAGGAAGGGGGATTTGTCAACTGGCTATACGGCAGGCCCGACAAGCCCGGACAAGGCGAAGGGCACCGCGTGGAAGGCTCCAACCTGGTACTCGGAGGCCGGGAAATGGTTGTGGCCGAAGGTCCTGCCAACAGCCAATCCGATGACTTCTGGGACGCCATGAACGCCGGAAAATACAACTCGATTGACCTGGCCTCAACCCTGGAAGACCACCTCACCAGCCCCAAGACCATCAACCGCAATTTTGAAAAGCGACATACATCACCAGGGAAGAAATGGAAGCGATCATGAAGACACACAGCAAAGAGATCGTGAAGACCATCAAAGCCAGGCCGCATTACATCGTAGAAGGCACCGACACCAAAAAGATCACCAGGATCGTAGGCAACGACCAGGACATTACCCACGTTGCCGGGTCTTGACACCCTTACCGGCCCTATGCTGTTTCTCCTTGGCCTGTTGTTTCTTCTCCGCTACCCGCACCAGGCGGTAAAACTTCAGCACATCCATAGCCATCAGGTCAGCCCGGGAATAGTCAATGTACTCTTTCAGCCATATGATCATTCGTTCCTGCTCGAAGGGGATGTCGAAGGTCCGGTCGATGATCGTTAATCCCCGGGGATCCCTGCCCTGCTTGCGCAGCAAGACATTGCGGAAAACTTCGGGCTCGAACCGCTTCTCGTCATGGACATATTGAAACTGCGTTCTCAGGCGGTCGTACCAGTCGGTTGGATCTTGTTTTCGAGATCTTCTTCTCTCTGATGAAATTCGAGATAGATTTCCTTGAAGTAGTCGATCTTTTGTCCGCACAACAAAAAAAAATCAGTCATCGCAATGCCGGCAGCCTTCCAGTCTTCGATTTTCTGATCGGCTACCCGGGCATCATAGGTCGTCAGGTCTTCGTCTTCGGTGACAATCCACAGGGCAGCCATCCTTAAAATAGCTGCGTGCCGGGAGGTATCTACAAAGCTCTTGATAGCTGAGAGCTGATTGTACAGCAGATCCGCAGCGATCCGGTGAGCTTTCAGGATCTCATTGCCGGTGGTGAGGGCCTCATAAGCTCCCTTCAAGGTAGTGGCCAACGTCTTGAACTCGACTCCATAGGTGACTTCCGGAATCAACATCTGGTATTGGATCCAGTAGTCAATGGGCAAGCTATCCAGAAAGACATACTTTTTGCCGGACTTACCAAAAAAATAGCCCTTCTCAAAATCGATATGTACCGGGGAGCGGGTCGGGGTTGCTTCAGGTTCCTTCATAGACGGCTGTATATCTTACCAATGAAAGCAGCAAAAAAGATGCTGAACAAAATTACCAAGAAATGTGCTAACGGGAAATAGCCTACCTTAAAATAGAAAATGACCAGAAGCGGATAAGTCCAGAACGATAACTGCCCGGCAAAACATTTCTCGCACCCTACAATCACGTGCCTAATCTTCTCAGGCCAGCGGGCCACCAACGGAGGAAAGAAAGCAAACAGCCCATCCGGTTGAATCAGTACAGCTATCCAGACAAAGGCAGCGACCGAGTAGCAAAAGGCGAAGACAAGGATTTCGTTAAGCACAGCAATCTAGATTTTCCCTTTTAACTCCAAAAATAATTCTAAATGTGCCTATAACAACAGAGTAATTGAACATATCATCAGACTTCCAATATCTAAACCCAGATCGATATACCTTACTGATTTTCTTCCTGGTATTAGGGAATTGATTTACAGCCAAGTAATACTTCTTGTTTTGAATTGCCTTATACATATTTTTCAATTCGGAAATGGTGCCAATGGATCATCATCAAACTCGCCCAACGTACCGCCGCCAAAGCTCGCCAGAAACGCCGGAGCGTCCATGTCAACGCAAACCTCAGCACTGACCGGATACGGCGTAATACATCCTTTCTTGACGTAGAATTCAGCCTGGACATTGAAAGCAAAAAACTCAAAGGGATACATCAGAAAAGCCCCGCGGTCCTGATAGCTGTACGGTGAAAAGATCGCCATCGACTTGGCTACCTGGCTGGTGACATACCATTTGAGGTTCGTGACCGGTAGATTCAGGTCGGGATGCAGCTTGTCTACCTTGACGCCATCGATCGCAGCCCATAGTTCCGCAGCCAATATAGAGCCGTCAGAAGTGATCTCAGAGCCTATCTTGTTGAGATTGACCCAACACACCAGCCGGAAGTTTTGCTGCCCCCTGAGTACTCCCCGCAGGCGTGCCCCACCCTTGGCGAGATTAGAAAAAGTCATGTCGCCGGTCTGCTCGAAGTACACGATGCTTTTTTTCGAATCATCCGGGGTCAGGTAGTGATACCTTTCGCTGAGCTCACAGTCGCCAAGATCGCTGACGTAATCGCTGAAAGGAAAGGTCTTGTTGACCGTTTCGGTATCTCCGGTAACTTCCTGGACCGTAATGGGATAGGCGAGTCCTCCATATCTTTCAACCCAGGTCACGGCCTCGATGTTGGGCCTGATGCTTTCCATGACTAATCTGATCATATCAATCCATTTTTTTCAAAAGCCTGCAAAATCCGGGCATTATTCGCCAACGTGACGAGCTCCCTTTCCTGCTTATTAAGTGCCAGGATATCCCCAAACCGCGCATTCTGAAAGTTGAGTTTGTCTTGCTCCTTAGCACTGCTGGCCTCTACTCCAATCACCGTCCGGCTCTCCCGGGTCACCACAATAACCGGCGTCAGCGAGTTCCACATCTTGTTGGTGAAGCTGAAATTGATGAAAGCTGTAGGTAAGTTGTTGACCTCGCGCCAATCCTTGTACGAAGCCAGATAGCCCTTGCGTCGGTATAGTTCAGCAACCGCCGTCTTGTTGTTACGGTTCGTCTCCTTGCCGTAGTAGTACCAGAAAGGCACCAAAGCGGTCGAATACTTGCCAAACTCTTTGCCTGTTTCATCCTTACCGGTATTGATCACCCGCCGCTTAACCAACGCCAAAGAGTCCAAAACGATCTTGGTTGCGTTAGCCTCCCGGTCGCTTTCGATGTCCTTGATCACATTGCCCAAGCGGGCCACAAATTCGGCAATACTCATAATGAAATGCCAAATTACAGAATTTCATCAATTGTACTCACCGAAAATACTGTAACTTAGTTACGTTTTTTCACAAAGACACTGGAACTTGAAGGTCAAACAGGGGATTTTTGCACTGTACCGGTCTGAGTGGCTTGACGTGGCCAACTTTGTTTTTATCTCGGCTTGTGTCCAGTGCGGGTACTCAGCAGAAGAAGGAGTAAAACGATTTCAGAAGTTCCTCAACCTCGGCGAAGATGAACTCGACACCGACAGCCTGAAGACCAGCTACTACCGGAGCCTTAAAAAGTTCAGAAGCAGCATAAGCGATGAAAAAAAATACCTGAAATCACCACCGGAAATGATCTTGAGCGAGAGTGACTTAGAACTGATCAGAACCATCATTCAGGAAGAAATGACCTGTAAGAGAGTGAAAACAGGACGTAGAAAAACCCAGAAGTTACAATGAAATCACGATACTATGCAAGTATTTGAGAAAAAAAAGTTTTCCACATTGTGATGAATGTTTTGAAAGTCAATGCGTTATGAGAAAGGCAACAGGAAACAAAAACGGTCAGCGAAAAGCAAAAAAAGCTCCCAACACATTCAACACAAAAAAAGAGGCGATGATTATTGCCCTTGAAAACAGCCTTGGAGTTGTGTCTGTTGCCTGTGAAAATGTGGGCATCAACCGGACAACTCATTACAATTGGCTGAAAGAAGACTCGCAATACAAGGATCAGGTGGACAGCATCAACGAAGTATCCATTGATTTCGCCGAGAGCCAGTTGTACAAGCGTATGAAAGAAGGATCAGATGCTGCAATTATCTTTTTCCTGAAGTGCCGTGCAAAGTCCAGGGGATACATCGAGAGACAGGAAATTGTCATGAGTAAGCCTGAACCAAAAAACGAAGAGGAACTCAAGCAGGAAATTGACGAATTGCAAACGATGCTGAATGAAATCGAGTCCTGACCATGTTCATCTGCTTCAGAGACAACGAGATGCAATAGGTGATCTGATCACCATCAAGGCCCGTACCTCCTTCAGGGCTTTTGTGGCCAAGACTATGCCGGAATACCGGTGGAACTGGCATCATAAGCTCCTTTGCGATAAGCTGCAAGACCTATTATCAGGAAAGATCAAGCGCCTCATGGTTGCGATGCCTCCCAGACATGGCAAATCGGAGCTATGCAGCAGGCGTTTCCCGGCCTTTGCCTTTGGGATCAATCCGGATCTGAAGATCATCGCATCATCGTATAGTGCTGACCTGGCCAGTGACATGAATACCGACTGTCAAAAAGTCATGGACAGCGAGCTATACGCTGAAGTATTCCCGGAAAGTGCCTTCTCAGGACGCAGGAAAACAGACCTATCGAAGCGTAACAGCAGCCGGTTTGACATCATAGGCCACCGTGGTTATTACATCAGTGCCGGCGTAGGGGGACCAATCACCGGCAAGGGAGCAGACATAGCGATCATTGACGATCCCGTGAAGAATGCCGAAGAAGCGGAGTCAAGCGCATACCGTGAACGAGTTTGGAAATGGTACGGATCGACGCTGTACACCAGGCTGGAAGAACAAGGCCGGGTACTACTGGTCATGACCCGGTGGCATGAAGACGACCTGGCAGGAAGGCTATTGAAGCAGATGCGGGAAGACCCCAATGCTGACCAGTGGGAGGTCATTAATTTTCCAGCTATCAAAGAGGCCGGCGATGACCAGAACGACCCCAGGAAAGAAGGCCAGGCCCTTTGGCCGGGCAAATATGATGAAACGCAGCTCCGGAAGATCTTTTCCACGATAGGGAGTCGGTATGCCACCTCGCTCTATCAGCAAAGGCCCAGCCCTGCGGAAGGTAGGCCCAGCCCTGCGGAAGGTGCGATCATCAAGCGCGACTGGTTCGAATACTACCAGAAAGGGACGGTCGTCATGAAGCAGGTGGATTTCTACATCGATTCCAGCTATACCGATAAGACCAGCAATGACCCAACCGCGATACTGGCTTACTACTCCGATGGCCGAAAGATCTACATCGTGCACTGTGTAGCTAAATACATGGAGTTTCCGCAACTGATCAAGTTCCTGCCCGAATACCTGCAAGCGAACGGTTACAATGCGAGGTCCCGGGTATACATCGAGCCCAAGGCTTCCGGTAAGTCGATCGCTCAGCAACTCAAAGACAGCACCCGTATCAACATCATTGAAGATAAGACGATGTTGGACACCGCCAAGCTGACCAGGGTGTTTGCTGCCTCTCCCACCATGGAGGCCGGAAGGGTGTTGCTCCCAGAGGGTGAAAGCTGGACCGAGGATTTCCTTTTGGAATGCGCTCAGTTTCCCAATGGTGCTCACGACGACCGGGTGGACTGCCTCACGGGAGCTATCCGGCGAGGTCTTGGCGTCAGGGGTGTCTCCATGGTAGGGATAAGCCGATGAAAAAGTTTTCATTTTTCATCCTGACATTGAAGACCAGAAAAGCCGTCCTTAGTATTGCCTTCCAATGGAGTTAATCGAGTACACTTCCGGGGAGCTATTCGACATCGTGGTCGATACGATACGCTACACCAAGCGCCATCAGCATTACAAGGAGACGGTCGATCATGCCCGGTTCTGTCATCAGATCATGACCGGCGATGATCAAAGGGAGCTGCTGGTTAAGTTCAAGCGCGAGAACGAAAAGCAGGAACAACAGCGCATCCGCATCACCAACAGCCGTACCCAATACGCCGCCGGTAAGATCTTTGCTGTCTTTGACGAGGTGGAAAGGTCCGACAACGTGGTCGAGGTGATCCGATACGACCAGGAAAGCGAATCCAATCAGAAAGCCCTGGAAGAAATCGAAGACCTGCTCAGTAAGTTTTGGGGCGAGCAGAAAGCTATCAACTACGTGTATGAGGCTGTGAAAAGATTGAACTTCTATGACCCGAACGCTTTCCTGATCGTCAACTTCACACCCTTTGAGGCCAAGCTCCAGAAAACCGATTTCGTCTATCCGATCGAGGTATACAGCGAGCAGGCGATCCGGTACGAGTACAGCAACGGCGTTCTGCTATACCTGCTTTTCTACCAGGAAGACCAGATCGAAGACCGCGACGACAAAGGGGCCCCGGTGATGAAGACCGTCAAGAACTACTACCTGTTTGCCAAAGATACCAGCTTTGAGTTTCTGGAACTGCCCGAGAACTACACCGAAGCCGACCTGATGTCCGGGTACCAGATCATCGAGATCGACATCATCAATCCCGGGGAGCAGCAGGAACAACCGAACAGACCTTCCCAGATACCGCACAGGACCAAGAACACCAAGACCTTTCAATACCGGCAGTACGACACCAAGTCAAAGCGGATCCCAGTCATGCGGGTAGGTTACATGCTGGATGCCCGGACCCGTAACGCTACCTGTGTCAGCCCCCTGCAGAAAGCGGAAAAGCTATTCTATGACCTGATCTGGACGAAATCGGAGTACGACCTCGCCAAGGCCCTGCACTGGTTCTATCAGAAGTTCATCTATGCGCCGGAATGCAACTA